TCCTCCTTTCATAATACAGATAAACACGATTCCTCCTCCTTCATGTTTACAGTAGTTATTTATAACTTGACTTAAACCATTTATAGCTGTTTGTAAGTCTTTACTTGATATTACTTCCTTTATCATAATTTTCTAATATTTTTTTTAATTTATCTATTAATAAGAGTACTTCATCGGGTTCCATAGTTACAGCACAACATACCTCAACATTATCTTCTATTTCCTTTAATATTTTTAATGCTTCTTCCATTACACCATTCTTTCTTGATTAAAAGCAATAATATGATCTCTACCAGTCATATTATAACCATGTTCAGCACACATATTAAATACTATTGGGTACATTTTTATTAATTGTTCTCTATTATCTCCAGCAGGCATAATAAATGTTTTTGTTTTAGGTATATCTAATTCAATTCTATAATCTTCAATTTCTTTTAAATTACCTTTTGTTCCATCCCACACAGGTTTATAATGATAATCAGAGTGGAATTTTATCATTTGTTTAATTGCTTCTGTGTTTAATCTTTTTCTATTATGTATTTTTATAAATTTTTCGTCAACAATCTTCCCAGCAGGCGTAACAGCTCCTTCAACAGGAACACTATTAGAAAACTTAGGACTAATAGAAAGAAGGTTAATAGGATAATCGGTTTCAACAAAAGCAGATCCTTCAGTTTCGATAGTAATAATAATATTTCTTTCATGTGCAAAATGTGTTATTTCATTAATTAATGCAGGGTGCATTGTAGGTGATCCTCCTGTTAGCATCATTTCTTTTACGTGTGGATTTTCATCATAAATTTTTATAATGTCGTTAAATGTAAATATACCTTTTTCTGGATGTATACTAGTATACCAACTATCACACCAACCTCCTTCTCCAAAGTAACATCTATGTGTACAACCAGTTGTTCTAACTGCAATTGTAGGTCTTCCAATCCTACTTCCTTCTGATTGAACACAACGATATACCTCTAATATAGGTAGTGTTTTATTATAATCTTCTATTCTTTTACGCATTTTTTTCTTCTTCTGCTATTTCTTTTTGAATATCTGCTATGAATTTTTTCAATGGGGATAAATCTTTTTGTATGTTTTCAAATGATGATCTAAAATTAGCATTCATTTGTTTTAACATTTCTATTGTTTTAAGATTACTTGGAGGATTTTCATATGAGGGGTGTGCTATAGATTTGATCATTTCAATACCTTCAGGCATTGATCTAAAATCTCTATTAGGAATTAAATAATTATCATTTGTTAAAATTGTAGGGAATACACCTTGTCCTGTGAGACTTACCATTTTATTAAATTCTTCTCTAATACCTTCTTGTTTTATTTCTTTATTAATAAATTTAATACCTTCATCGTCTAACAATTTTATAAAATTAATACAATAGGGACATGTTTCTTTAGTATAAAGAATTACTTCCCTTAAATTAGCATTAAGTTTTCTATTTTCTTCTCTTTTAATTTCTTTTTGATTTTCTAATTCTTCTTTAATCTCTACTTTTAAGGTTTTTTCTGTTGTCATGTTTTAATGATTTAATAATAATTGTTCTACGTGTTTTTTAGCTGTTTCCCATCCATCAATATATTCAACTGGGTCTTTTCTTCCTAATTTAAGGAATGCTTCAATTCTTTCTACTGATGAAGCTGATTTATAATCAGATCTACCTTCTGCATCTGGTTTATATGATGTGTTTGTTCTTTTATAAACTTCATCAAAATCTAAGTCTAATATTTTACATGCAGACTCACCATCTAATAATATATCATATTTGTCCCCATCTAAATAAGGTGTATAGTATGTTACTTTATCTGCGTCCCAATTTCCTTGTTTAAACGCTTCATAATCTGAGTCTCTAAATTCTTGTCTACAGTCAGGGTAAATTGCATGATCTCCTGCGTGTATACCCATTGCTATTTTTACTTCACATCCTTCTTGTTGAGCAATAGATAATGCTACTGCTTGGATAATAGATGAAAACATTTTATTTCTATTAGGTACAACAGTGTCTTTCATGTTGTCCTCTTCATAATGACCTTCTGGGACATCATCACCTCCTTTTACTAAATTTGAATCTAAAAGAGAAACTAATCCTTGTAATGTAATTCTTTGATATTTTACTGGATAACCAGCTTTATCTAAATATTTAATTAATTCTGATGCTCTTTCTAATTCAACATCATGTTTTTGACCATAATCAAAACTAACTGCTGTTACTTTATAATCATGTGCTAATAGATTTAATAATACTGTACTTGAATCCATTCCCCCCGATAAGGATATTACTGCTTGTTTATTCATTATTTTTTATTTAAATGTTGTTTTCTAGTTTCGTGTTCCCAAATTCCATCTACTGTGTGTTCATGCCAATGTATTCTTCCTTTTAAAATAGCATCTTTAATATTTTTTTGATGTCCATTTAAATTTGAATTTCCACTTTTTACTTCAATAAAATGAACAGCACATTTTGTTTTACTTCCTCTATTTGAAAACGCAATATAATCAATTGGTTTTCCAAAAAATTGTACATCTTTAGGAGCTACTGGAAAATTTTTCATAAAAGGAACATAATGTTCTATAGTTTTTCCAAAACTTACTGCTCGTGATCTTGCATATGCATCTTCTCGGATAGCTTTTTCTTCTTTAACTTTCCATTTTGCCAACATGGATTCTGCTTTTCTTTCTGCTATTTTATCATGTGTAAAATAAACATATGTTGCGAAAGCTATAGCACATATTGCAATTGTAATTGATATCATTTAGTTTTTTGTATTGCCATCCTGTACGAATTGTTTAAATTGGATGAGGTTGTGGTTTATATCATACAGTACATCTGTATCGATTTTTTTATCTATTTGATCTATTTTAATAGATTCTTTATTTAACAATCCTAAACTATTATATTTTACACCTTGCAAACCATGGATTATGGGATTTGAAGTATCTATTGATTCAATAAAAGGAAAATCAGCATAATAACCAAATTCCTGTGGTAAGGCACATCCTAATAAATGTACTCTATCACTTTTTTCTATTAACTTACTTTTATACATTTTAGATATAGTCATTATACGACCCATCATTTTACCAACCAAGGGATTAGGATGGGGAAATTCTTCAGCATACCAATCTGCACCATAACTAAATGCTATTTTTTTATAACCTTGTATTTTTAGTATATTATAACATTGAAATGCTTCTTCATAACTTTGTGCTTGGACAACTGCTACTTTAGTTACTCCTTTTGGTAATTTTATAGACATCCACCTTTTAGCATTAACTAATGTTGCAGTTTGGTCTTGCCAAACATCTGGTACTATAAATTCATTTGGTTTTAATTCATTAATCCAATACATTAATCTATCTGAATCATATGCTACACCCAATTCATGAAGTGAATTATCCATTATAATATATTTACCATCTTCTTTAGCTTTATAAAAATGGTTTTTATATGTTTCGTTTTGGTCCAATAAATGAGGTAAACAATACTCATAATCATTAATGTCAAAGCTTTTATAAAGCATGTTAATTGGAAGTTCGTGAGATACTTTAAACATATTTTTCTGAGTAAATTGCTGTGTTTTTACCGTGTTCCATAAATTCTACTGATCTAACTTGAACACGTTCGTTAGTTTCATCTTTTACAAAATTATTTAATTTATGAAATATAAATTCTGCAAATTTTTCTGCTCCTGTAGCTGGTACTATTCTTATTTGAATTGCTTTTGCTTCATCCATTAAGAGAAAAGAATTAAGTTCGGGATCATCGTCAGCAATAATTACTGTGTGGTCAAACATGTGATCCATCCATGCTTTAGGTTGCATACCATTAATTAGTGTTTTTGCTCTTTTCATTCCTCCAAAATCCCAGACCCAATTACGATCATCTAGTTTTCCTTCGAATGTTACTTTAAATGAAACACCATATCCATGTAAGAATCGGCAGTGTGTTGTAGATGCTTTCCATTGTCTAAAACAACAACTAAAACCATCAAATATTTTTGTACTTTGAAACATAACTTTTATTTTTTATATATAATTTTATTCTGGGGTATCCAAATAATCTTCAAGATTTTCAGGTAAAATATTTTTATATTTTTTTCTTAAATCTTTTTCTACTGTGTTAATTTCTTCTTCAAGTTTTTTAATGTTAATATTTTCTAAATTCATTGTTTCTAAATTATTTATAATTTTTAGAATTTTATTAGTATCTTTCATTAAATCGTCTGAATCTATTTTTTGTTTTTTATTCATATTCTATTATAGGTATTTCATTACAAAACCATATTAAACCTTGGGATTTAAATATTGTATCACAATGGAAAAATATTTTAAGATCTTTTGCATTTCCCTCTTTTAAATTGATCCTGTGTTGGGGGAATTTCCTTTTTACTTGAAACATCCTTCCTTGAATTGTTATTACTTCTTGATTTATCACTTATTTGTTTATAGTATAGTTCTGTAATCCAATCATCTTTTCTCATTATTACACAATTTCACAAGCTCCACCTGCACAAGCTGCTTGATCTTTTAAATCTGTTTCATCAGTCATTTCAATTATTTGTTTTAAATCTATATTATTTAAATGACTTTCCATTTCTAAGAACTTTTCTTCTGTAATGTCTTCAAATGGTGCTTGAGTGTATGAACCATTATCATAAGGTAATACAGATAAACCATTAAATGTATTTTTATTCTTCCACATCCATTCTCCTACTGAATCCCACTCATCTTGTTTAACTGAAATTGTAGCTGAAACATTATTTGTGTTAGCTCCTTTTCTATGTCCTGCTTTTACCCATTCTACATTGAATTTTTTAGTTCTTTCTAATAAATCCATTGGACTTTCCGTTCTATAAATTGCTCCCTTGGGTGCTCTTTGTGGAACTGAAACAACTGCTTGAATGTCTGGTTTAAAGAAATCATCTTCTACTAATTCTGGGTGGTTTTGTGAAAGATATTGATAAAGTGCTTCATTTTTTCCTAATCTCATACGTCTTACATAAAAGTCATTATGCCAAGCATGAATACCTGATGAAGTTCCTAATACTAATGAACTAGTTCCTGAAGGTTTTACTGTTGTTACACGAGCTGCTTTTTTAACCCCTAATATATTTGCAATTTCTTCATTTGTTTTTTTAGCTTCTTTAGCTGCTTCCTCTAAATCATATTTTAAAACTATTCCACTACCAATTCCCGTCATTCCTACACCAACAAGTGCATCTTTTTCTGTTGTTCTTTTCCAAATGTCACGAAGATAATGAAAATTAGTATAAGCTGCTTGTAAAGTTCCTAAAAATGCACCTGCTTTTACTCTTTTATTTAAATCTTCTTGGGACTCTATATTAGAAACATTAATTTCTGTTAAATTACAAAATTGAAATGGTCTTAAAGCAATTTCACAACATGGGTTTGTGCCCCAATCTTTATCATCTGAAAAATAAATTCCAGGTTCACCTGAATTACTAGCAACAATTTTACTCCATAATTCAAAAAAATCTTTTTTTCTAACTTTTGAACGAATTACTACAGCTGAATTATTAGCTCTACCTCTTTGTGGATTTAATTCCCACCAAGCACCATGTTTTGAAGTTAACATTTCATTATCATGTAAATCAAACAAAGAAATTAATGCTGCTCTACGGATACCCCCCGATAATACTGCATCAGCAATGTGACATATAATATCATGTGCTTCAATAGGACTTAATTGTTCTCCGTCTTTTTTTCTGTCTAGTACTTTTTGGATTTGAAATAAACATTCTTTTAATGGTTCTGGTCCTGGTGCTTTTCCCCCTACAGTAATTAATTCTGCTCCTTTTGGTCTAATATCACGGAAGTCAAAAATAGGTCTTGCAGCTGTTATCCCAAAATAAGATTTCATTAATACTTTAACTGAATCTGCCCAACCCTCAATTGAATCTCCTACTAAAAATCTTCTTGTTTTTCTAGGTATTCTAATTTCTGGTAATTTTTCAACGTGGTGTTTTTGAACACTATATCCTACACCACAACCTGACAATAATAAAAACATTACTTCACTAAAAGCTCTCCAATCATCAATTGGTAAATAAGAACAATTAAATATTCTTGAATTATTTATGTCAATTGGTTTTCCTGCAAATTGTAAACTACGCATTGATGGTAAAACTTTTTTATCATATACCATTTTATAAACATCTTCAATTTCTTCTTTTAATTGTGGAAATTTTCCTTGATGCATTTCTTTATTTCTAGTAACTAGTTCATCCCATGTTTCTCTTCTTTGTTTAGATGGAAGATACTTTGCATACTTGTTGTAAACTACGATGTCTGATAAAATTTCTTGTGAGATGTTCATTCTATTATTTTGTTAAAAATTAATTATTAGGGTTAAAAAAGGGGGCTAAAAACCCCTTTGTGTGGGGATAAATACGATATATACTTAAAAAACTCATGAAATTCCAAAAAAATCGTTAGAAGCTCCTCGAAGTCTTCTTCGCTGTGCAGGTGAAATTTCTCCTGGGGGAGTTTGTTCATTTCTGTTATTTCCTCTTATATTTATTGCGATCTTACCAATTGCAGTATCCATAACAGAATCATAAGTTATACCGTCAGCTCCATATCTATTTTTCATAATATGCCATCTTCCTGTTCCATTTTCTTTATCTTCTGCATTTCTAGATAAAGACATTGCAAAGTCAGTAATCATCATTTTACTATAACTTTCTGCCATTCTATCTCCTTGAATGATGTCTTCTCTTGCTCCTGATCTATTTACTTGAGATGCTGTCCATATAGGTAATTTCATTTCAGTAGCCAAACCTCTTAAATTAGTATAAATATCATCTAACTTGTCTCTTTTTTCTTTACTTGCTTTAGAAGTTAACAAATCAGCATAATCAATTATAATTAAATCTGGTTCAATGTTTTGTTGTATACATTTTTCTAAATGAGCATGTATGGTATTTACTGTTGCTTGTCCTGCGGGGTATTCTCTAATATAAAGACCACCTCGTAAATTTTCTACTTTATCTTTTACTTTATCTTTATGTAATGTAATATCTCCAACTGGGATTTCTGTGAGGCAAGCATCATATCTTCTACCTACATATTTTTCACTTAATTCTAATGTATAATGAATAACTGTGTGACCTGTTTTTACTGCTTGTGCTCCTAAAGCTACTAAAGCCCATGATTTTCCTCCTCCTGGTCCTCCTGCAATCATTCCTAAATCACCTTGTCCTAAACCACCACAAAGTAATTTATTAATTAAAGGCCAAGGTGTTTCTACTGTATTTCTAGCTTCTTCTCTAAATCTATCTTCTAATTCAGTGATATACTCATGACCAATGTCTCTTTCTGTTCCTGCTTTTAATGCTCTATCAATTAGATTTCTAATATCATCATAATCTCCTAATTCTAATAAGTCAACTGATTTCATTAGGGCATTTTTTAATGTTTGATTTTTACAAAAATCTAAAAATGTGTCTTTAACATAATTTAAATCTGTTCCTTTAGATGCTATGTATGCTTGTTTAAGTAAATCTTTTACAGCTACACTTTGTAATTCTTGATTTATACCTTCTACTTCAACTTTAAACACTTCCATTGTAGGACATGTTTTATATTCATTAAAATATTTAAGTGTTTTTCTCATAATCCATTTACCTGCATCATTATCAAAATAATCAGGAGACACTATATCTGCAATTTGTTGCAAGAAATCTCTATCAGTAATTAAGATAGCTAGTGCCTTAATCTGAAATGCATGTCCATACTGGGTTAATTTACTCATGTGTTTGTTTTGCTAATGTATTTAATTTTACAAAATGCTCCCTTAACCATAAATCAGGTGCTTTAATAGCATTACCTAATTGATCATCTGAATACATCATAATAAAATCATTTCGGGAAAGCAAGTTTATTGGTGCTTCTATTAACCTTGCTATTTGTAATTTTAATTCACCTGAAATTGGTGGGTTTTTTAAATCCATTAATTCTTCATTTAATCGGAGTTGAGTTTCCGACTCACTAATTTTTTTATGCATAGGTTCTTCTCCTTTACCTGCATGTTCCAGAATGAAATCAAGATCAAGGGTAGTTTGAGTAAGTAAATCTGGAACTATTTTAGGTAATTTTTTAGGTCCTAATCCTTTAACACCTTCGATGTTGTCGGATTTGTCACCCATTAAAACCTTATACATTAAAAAATTGTGAGCCGGTACTCCATAATCATCCATAACCATTCTAGGTGTATAGAATTTTTTCTTTGTTGGACTCCAAACTGTGATTCTTTCATCTACTAATTGTAAGAAATCTTGGTCTGCTGATAATATAGTAACATCTTCATCTAATAAAGTGTGGGCTATATATGCTATTGTATCATCAGCTTCAATTCGATCTATTGAAATAACATTAACAGGAAGAAAATCTAGATATTCTATTAAACGAGAAAATTGAATTTTCATTGCATCTTTTTCTTCTCTAGCATCTTTAAATGCATCCCATCTTGTAATTCGTTTACCTGGTTTTCTATTAGCTTTATAGTCAGGAAGTATTTTTCTTCTACGTTGACTACCACCTGCACCATCATAAACTACAATTACTCTAGTTGGGTTTACTTCTCTAATAGCGTAAGCTAAAGATCTTAAAAATCCAGTTAGTCCTCCTACAGGTACACCATTGTCATTTAGGGCTCCATTTACTGCGAATGCTCTTAAGTAAAGGTTTAAACCATCTACTATCAACACCCTATTATTTACCCCTAAATCGCCCGGTTTTTGAACGTTATCTAATAAACTAAATATGTCTTCCATTATAACCCAGTTTCATCAATTTCAATGTCTGGGTCTAAGTCTTGAGGTTCTTCATGTTGGTATTTCATAACATAAGCTTCACAAGTATCTCTATACATAGCTTCTTTAATTTCAGGTCTTTCTTTACATAAAGATTCTAATTCTTTACCTGAAAAAGTTACTATTTCACCTGTTTCGGTGTCTGTGTATTTACAAATTGGGCCTGATTGTTTACAAACTTTATAGTTTTTCATCAGTTTTAACCAACCTCCAAAATCGTCTATACCTTGTCTATAAAAGACATTGTATCGGATTTTACGGTTTGGTGGGCCCATTCTATTTTTTACAACAATTGCTTCAACTTCTGAGCCTACAACTTCATCTACTCCATTAATTTTATCTTTAAGTTTTCCAACTTGTTTTAATCTTAATCTAACTGAAGCGTGAAATTGTAGAGCTTTACCACCAGAAGTAGTATATTGATCAGCAAATGGCATTGCACCCATCTTTTG